ATTATTTAATACTTGAACTTGTTCCGTTTGTGCACTAGGCAATGTAAGTGTGTTTTTCTCAGAATGATATGTAATTTTATATTCATGATTAGTAACAGAACCACCAAAAGTAGGCAATGACAAAACACCCGTGCCAGTGTTCGTACCAGAAGCAACAAACCCATTTTCTAACCCCCAAGAAATTGTTGTTGAAAATGTATCTTGCTCTTTTGCCACCCCGCTTGAAATGCTAAAATTTAATTCATTGCTCTGTCCTTGCAATGTGTTTTCATCATACTCATTTTCAATTTCTTCATTGAGTGGATTTAACATGGTAAAATAATCTGCTAAATACTCAATAGTATAAATACTAGGTATAAGCCCAGAAAACTTTGTAGGCGTATTTACAATTGCATTGCCTGTATTTGTTTCTAAAGAAAGAATGTTTTCTGCCTCTAAATCATCTTTTGAAATTGAAATATTAGATAAATCTCTTTTACCAATCTCAAACCATCGATCTTCTACATTATCAAAATCTAATTCTTGATGCTCAATACGCCCAGCTTCTTGTTCTATTTTATTTACAGAACCTAGAAAAAATCTTTGTATATTTCTAACAGTTGGTGCCTCAGCCGTAAAATTCCCTGTTACAGTAGATTTTATAATCGCAGAATAATCTTGTACTTTTATAGATTGTTCTAAGCTCTCATGATCTACCGACTCCGTGGCAAAATTTATTTTTATATCTTTTGTAGGTCCAAAATATTCTAAGCCTTTTTCTCCGTCTTTTTTACCATAAAGCATCCCGCGTTGTATTGTAAGGCGTTCACTGTATGTTTTTACTTTTACCATCCGTTTACTCCTCTAATAGTAATTTTGAATTATCATTTACTTTGTCCCATTTCTGTTCAAACTTTATTTTATGAATATATTCCATGCATGCATCCATCTCTTCTTTTAAATGTTTTTTGAAAATATATAAAATATTTATCCTTTGTAGTCTTTCCAAAATTGGATAAGGCGGAATAATAAATTGTTTTGTTGTCCTTTTTAATGGAAAACCAAGATATGCATAAAATCTCCGCATTCTAGGAGAAACATTAATTTTGTATCCTTTTAGCATGGCATCAATAGAACGATATTTTGTAAATCTCGGATCATGATCATAAGGAAACTCAAACAAAATCCTATTTTCATAATCAGAAGGTTCTCTCAAAAATCGATACAAGCCAGAATAAATATATTTAGGTCGATAAATATGATAGACATTGTTTTGAAATGCTTTAATCTTCCTAAGTTTCGTTGTAAGTGGGCTGATAATACCAAGCCCCAGCCTCCCTCTTTTTAAATCTCTCTTATATCTATTTTTTATATGACTCACAGAGGCGGTCTGAAACTCCTTGACATGTTTATTGAAAATGCTATTAAACTCTTTGCCAGTCATTCCTATAATGTCAATTTGTAAAGTAAACATAGCAAAATCTACCTATGATAATAAAACTCGCTGTAAAATCTCTTATTAACAGTAATTTCTATTAAAAAATTAAACCTATCAAAAAAAATCGGATTATCAAAAATAGTTTCAATAGTAAATTTTCCTTTAAAAATGTCTCTTGCATTCCATAACTCTTCTTCTATAATTTCTCGGATGTTTTCTATTTGTAAAAAACTCTTATTAATGAAATAATTTTCATCTTTTTTAATGTCTGGGTCTAGAAATACTTTGACAATGTCTGAGTCTGACAATACAAAACCTAAGCGGATTACAGTTGAATATTCATCTGTTAAAGGGTGATACTCTGTATTGCCACTAAATATATAAATTAGAGGCAAATCACGCGTATTCATGCGTTCTTCGGGATTAAAGCCAATCTGTACTTTTATGCTCTGTAACTGCTCTGTAATACAAAAATCTCTCAATTTTTGACTTTGTACAATTATACTTGCTATTTCTTGCATTAAATTTGAAATCATTTTATCGCCCCCAAGTAACAGTTGATTCACGCCGTAACATAACTTTTAAAACATATCTATCTTCCCGCTCTATTGCATCTACAATCCACGGTTCTTTATTGATTATTATTGTATCCATCCTTTGGACATTGATATTTTCTAAAATAGGTATAAAAACAGTACAATATATAGCATTGCTTCTAGATGCATCTATTCCACCATCAAAAACATATGGAATTTCTGTTTCATTTTTAGGACCATCCCGCGGATTCCAAATACAAACATCGGCAAAATCATGGAAATTAAAAAATATAGACATATCTTTTTCTAATATCTCTTTAAAAGTCATAGTTACACCTTTTTTATTCAACAACTGTCATCCTACCAAAAGCGTCAGGTTGTGAAAGAAGAGGCATTGAACACGATTCCGCCTTTATCCAACGACCAGAGGGGTCAAAATCACGCCATGAATTAACTGAAATTTTAGTATCTGCCTCGCTATCAATTTCTGAAACCCGCCCCCACACATAACTATTTTGTGCATTCTTTGAACCTACAAAAATTTTTTTTGGATCAATTAAATACTTATTATTTCCATCGTCGTCAATAGTTACTTCTGTATATTGATAAATATCTATTGCGGCATCTGGAAAAGGGAAACGCCCACAATAAGAAGCACCTTCAGACAATTGTTCAGGCTTAATCCCACCCATTTCAATTCTTAAATTATCTAAAGTTTCTTTAAAATCTTTGTTTTTAATCATATACGAAAAAGCTGTATGACCAACAATTAAAGACTCTGGCACTACGCCAGAAATTTCACGAACTCTTCGTACCAGTTTTTGAACATCGCCAATAACATCCGCCGTATTTGACTGCCATGCAACATCTGCTACTAATACATTTTCTTCCGGGATTTCATAATCAATCTTGAAAGTGATGTTTTCATTATCAATGTCAATTTTCCCCTCTGTAAATGCTAAAGAACACAAATATTCTTGTAAACGCACTATTCTATCTATCAACGTTTCTATACAATCTCTTGTCTCCGTCCCGAATCTTCTATAAAGAACATCTCCGGGCATAACAATAATATCCCCGCCCAAGGCACGATTTAAAAGCTCTCCTACTGTCATTAATATTTTTTCTTTTGTATGTGGTATTGATGTTTTTTTTGTTTTATAGCCTTTTCGCTTTAAAACTTTTGACTCGGCGTTTATTTCTGTAAGACTAGCGCGATTTCTTGACCCTTTATAAATATCCCACATAATATCATTAGTTGAAAACATTTTTTCTTTTTTAAAAAAAAAGTTTCTAAGAAAAGTATTTGGTTTATATAATTGCCTTACAACCTCAGTCAATGCCACTCGACTAAACATTAAATCCGTAATATTACTAATAGGCATAATTTTACTCCTAAGCTTCTCCTACATCATTTCTTAACAAAATATTATAACTACGTAAACCATTAATCAACTCATCGCGGACAATACCATCATTAAAAAAACTTGTATCAAGAACAACGCGTTTTAAATCAAAAACGCCCTCAATATACACATTGCAATTGACCGCCGCCGTTGTAGCGTCAACTTTGGAAAGAAGAATCCTTAAATTTTCATAATCGGCAGATCCATCTTTTGCACCAAAAACCGCCTTTTTATACTCGCCTGATCCTGCAGTTTCTTGTATATTGATAGTAATTTTGTCTCCAGCTACAAAAGCCTTTTCACCTGCTACAATCTTAAAAGAAATTTGTGGATTCTCATACAAAACACCTACAAGAGCATTAGGCATTACAAAACCATTAGGAGATAAAACTTGAAAAGTAGTGGCACCTTCTGTAACAGTTACACATTCTAAAACATATTCACCAATTAGATTAAATGACCCCAAAACTACGTCTGAAAGAGTACCATCACCAGTGTTAGCCTCAGCAGGCACAACACTGAAAGTAGGCTCGCCCCGAGTAACTTTCCCGATTAAAGTATTTTTTTCAAGAATACCAGCTCCAGACATAATTTTAGCTGTTTCTGTCCGCAGTGGATAGCCTGCAACTGCACAACTATTTTTATATTCAAATGTCATAGCCATTTATAGACCCCCTCTATCCTAAAATACACTTAACAGCCTGTTCGTAATCTTTCATGCTTGGTTTTTCACTTGAAGAAAAACTACGATACTCGCCACCTTGACTTGAAAAATTAGGAAAATAAGCCTTTTGCTCCGCTTTATAATTATTTTTTTGATTAAAAAGGCTTTTCAACTCTTTAACAACGGCTTTAGCAAGTTTTGTAGCCTCTAAATCTTCTTTTTTCTTGTCTTTTTTGTCTTCTTCATCCTCATTTTCAGCCTTTTTACCTTCTTTTTCTTCTTTTTCTTTTTCTTTGTCTTCTTCCTCAGACTCTGCATCCGTTGAATTCTCATTTGTTTTTTCTAGTTCTTGCAATCTTTTGTCAAATTCTTCAATTTTTCCTTTGATTTCTTGCGTTTCTGTTATCAATTGCTCCAATTTCTTAACAATTTCTTCGTTTTCCATGTTTTCAGCCTCTTTTTTATAAAAACCATCTACTAACTTATATTCAATTGCTTCTTTTGCATTAAAAGAAAGCCCAGAACAAACTTTTTCTACTTCTAAATCTGTTAGATTCCTAAAACGTTTTACATCAGAAATAAATAAATCTGTACAATATTTAATTTCTTTCTCTATTATTTCTTTTGCCTCTTTTGAAAGAGGCTTATTCCTGCTAAAAATATTTTTATAAGGCGTAGAAAAAACTTCTGTTACCTCTATTCCTTGTTGCTTATTATATTTTTCATAACTAATATGCGTTTGAATAGCACCAATACAACCGCAATACGAAGTTTCATCTTTCAACAAAACTTTTTTACAAGCACAAGCTATCCAATAGCCCGCAGAATGAGCATTGACAATAATCGCCGTTGTTTCCTTTGTCTTATTAATTTCTTCAATTGCATTGACAACGCTTTTAATGCCGTCAACCGCCCCGCCGTATGTATCAAAATAAATATTAACGCCTTGACATGTTGAATCATCTTTACAATCTAAGATAATTTTTTCATACTCTAGGCATTTAGAAGGCATAATTTCACCTTCAATGTTAATGTTGACAAACCTAGGCATTGCCAGCCTCCTGACTTCTTAAATCATTGATATCCTCTCCCGTAAGTTGCTCCGCCTCTCTTTGAGTTGTTGAAAAACCAGCCTCTACACGTTGTAATGCCGCTTCTATATCCTTATTAGGCTCAATACTGCGAGTAATAGGTGGAATCCATGCACCTTGCATCCATTTTTCAGCCTCTTCTGATGAAAAATCATTAATAAAATTGTGTGTATACAACCAATCGCGCAACCATATTTCTAATACAGCCCACAAAAACTTTGATTCTAATATTTCACGCCAGAAATCTATCGTACTACAAAAGGCAAGAAACGAAGCACGGCTCGCAGAATAGGAAGATTGAAAAGACATAACAACTAATTCATACGGCACACCTAAAGTGGCACATATAAAAATAGAAATAGTACTAACATACTTTTCAAATTGAGGCGAGGGACGTTTTGGATCTGCCACACTTATGTCTTCATTTTCTAATAACTCAATAATTGCACCCGGTGCAAGCGACGGAATATAAGGCTTTAAAGACTCAGAAGCTTTGTCTACTTCACTTTGAAAAGGAAAGCCCCCCGAGCTTGTCTGTTTTTTAATAAATACAGTGAAAAAACTTGCAATTTTTGCCGATGTTTGTTCTGATGCAAAATAATCCGACAACTCTTTACATGTTATTAACACTGGAGCTATTAATGGTACGCCTCTAATTTGTCCAGGTCTCTTTAAATCGGCAACATGCCCCGCCCTGACAATGTCACTATGTTTTCCAAATCTCGGCACAAACTCCCAGTCAAAAGAATTTTCTAGCAATCCATCCGCGGGATGTTCTTTTTGAATAAAGAAGCCTTGATTTTCACCAAAATCATCAAAGGCAAGACCCCTCCGCATTTTTCTAGTTTCCATCTCACTCATAGGGTTTGAAACTTGTTCTGGTTCGAAAATTTGTATTCTTAATTTGTCTTTGACAAAAACACTATTCCAAAAACAGTCCCCGCCAACAATCAAAGAAAATAAAATTTGACGTTGTAGCTCCCAGAATGAGAATCTTGAGTCCACGCCGCAGGTTTCTGCCCAGACTGTGAAGTCTTCTTTAATCTTCCTTGATATTTTTACTAACTCTTCCGTTGTATATTCCGGGAAATCTTCAAAGCGTAGTCTAGGTTGAAACTTTATGCCAGTTCCAATAGCAGAATCTACAAGCCTATTGACGGCGGCAGTTACAAGCGGGAAATTTCTATATAAATCTCTTGACCTTGCTATTAAAACATTTTGCTCCGCCTCAGAAAATTCATAGTTTGGACCTGTTTGTGGTGCATACCATGAACGGACTCGCGTATCTGTAAAACTCGCTCCGTGATAATGTGAAAAATTAGGCATAATATTTGCAGTTGCCTTTATGTCAACTTGCTTTTTTGCCTTCTCTTTTGCCAGCCCATTAATTTTACATAAAAAACGATTTAATAGACCCACACCGCTTCTCCGTTGCTATTTTATTTTCTAATTCTTTTTCTCTTGCATATAATATTGGTAAATCGGGCCTTGTTAACTCCCTAGAACCAATTTTATAACTTTGTGCCCCGCTCTCTATTTCTAGGATTGCCTTTCGTACACTTGCTAATTGAGTTTCATATTCTAAAAGTGCTCGCCTATTAATATTCATAATCTAAATTCCTTTTGATAAAACCCGCCGCTCTCTAGGCTCAGTCTCATTATTTGGTTTAATGGAAATGTGAAAGCCTAGGATATATGTCAAAGCTAGCATGTATTTTTCACAATCTAAAAAGTCATTTCTCTTTCTTCGTAAAATCCACTTCTTCACGCCGTTTGAATCTATAACTAATTCTTCTGCTGTGACTGATTTTATATAATCTTCTGTTATGTCTTCTGGCAAAAACCATTTTTTCAAGCTCTTTTCAGTTCTTATAAAGTTATATACCATCTCTTTAAAAAAAGTATCGTTTATCATCCATAATCGAACAGGATAATTTTTTATTCCATATTCAATCTTTGAATTTTTAATAGGTCTATCTAATTTACAACCGCGGACTGGTTGATATCTTTGTGGACTTAATCTACAAAAATCATATACAACATGATCACGAAAACCAGAATCAAACAAAACGCTACTCACAGGCTTGCCAGCATAAAATTTTGGATGTTTTTCATTGCCTAAAATTTCTTCTTCAAATTTAGAAAATACTTCCATGCTAGAAGTATTGCCATAAAACTCTCCATATGCTAATAACCAAGAATTAAAATCATCCCCCCAGCCTCGAATTACATAATATAAACGGGTTTCTTGAATGTCTACAGTTGCAAGAACATAATGAATTTTATTCTTTAATACATCTATATTCTTTAATGTATAATTATCTTTACAAGATAAAACATTGACAAAATCGGGTGCATCACCTTTTAAAAGATAGGTCTCACCAAAAGACGTATTAAAAACCGCCTTGATTTTATTTTCATCTTTTGATTTTAAAGCCGTGTGTAACTCTTCTGCTCTCTTTCCAAAAGACCGCCAAGGAGAACAAAGACCACTCACCCAGTAAGATCCTATAATCATTTTATCAATCTGTTCATCAGAGAACTCTGACCTATACACGCCGTTTTGATTCAAGTCTTTTTTATGCATCTCTTGAATAGATGAACTACACAAAGGACATTCTAAGATAGCTTTCAAGGGATCATCTTTGGGCCATTTCAAATAACTGCTATGAGGCACAAACTCTTTATTACAAAAAGGACATTTCCAATGAAATTTAAACTTTGTACCTTTCTCCCACCAATCAACAATCGGGGAGGCTCCCTCTATCGTTGGCGTGGAAGAAGCAACTAGTAAAAAATCGGGGAAAGTTGCTCCCCTTGCACGGAGTAAACTTACAGGGTCCCCCTCTCCACCAACATCTACTGGACAACGGTCTAACTCGTCAATATATGCCTCTTTCAAAGGATCAGAACTTAATTCCGCCGCAGAAGTACACCAAATCAAACGAATAGACCCGCCCATAAAATACTTGTCAGTTAATGTACTTTTCTCTTTGTCATATGTCTTTTTAAATTCTGGGACGTTCTGTATCATCTTATCAAGCCGTTTCTTTGAAAACCTCTTAACAAGTGACTGCGTAGGAAAGGTAATAGCAATCGGCACAGGCTCTCTGGAAAGGACAAAGCCTGCCCTGTTTAACAGAAACTCAGTTTTTGACATCTGAGACCCCATAACTATTATTACCATTTCATACAAACCGCTCTCACATGCGATCGATATATCTTTTAAATACGGAACCGCATCAGAATTATAAAAACCAGGCATGGCAGATTCACTTCGGCTTAACTTTCTTTTCCTAGATGCCCATGTTTGTGAGTCAGGAACAAAGTCACAATATAAAATACTATCAATATATTCACCTAGCAACCGCCCGTTGATTTCATCACTATCTTGCAATATAATTTCATCACTATCTTGCATTTACAATAATCTCCTCAATGTCCTTATACTTGCTTAAAAATTCTTGAATCTTTTGATTTAAATGCGACTTAATAAAGCTTGCTGGTTTTTGTTCTAACTCTTTATATACAACAGTAGGCAAATCTAAAAAGAATTCTTTAATTCTTGAAAATCTATCCCCAACAATAGAGCGGACTTTTAAAACGGATATTGCCTCGCTTTTGACTTTGTTTAATTCAAATACTTGGATGTCAGCTTTTGCTTTTGTATGTCTTACTCTTTGTAATAGAAGCTCTTCTTTTAAATCTTTTGTTCTTTGTATGTGCTCTTCTTTCTCCTCACGTAGTAAATTTACATACCAGCGTAAACCCTCCCTAAATTTAATTAAATCTGTTAATTCATCGCGTGGAATATCCGCTTTGTACTTTTCCATAAAAGCCACTGCGTTTACTCCTATTAATTCACAAAAAAGGACATTGGTAACTAATTTAGGCACAGCCATATTAATTTTCTTACCTTTTCTTTGAATTGTAGTTTTTGCAAGCGGTTTATATGAAAAAGTCATTTTAAAAGTCCATAAATTAAAATAATATTTTTACTAAGTTGACACAACTACATTATAAAATAAAAAAATCCAATACGCAAGCAAAATATTTATTTTTTTCAAAATATTTTTTACTAAAAATTTATAATATAAAAGAATAATTCTTTAAATCTTATAATTTTTAAAAGATTAAAAATTTTTGTCAGGAAAATAAAATTTCTCAAACATGCCAAAAATTCAACTTAAAATACTTAAAAATATTATAGTTTATATATTACCTATACCATAACTTTTCGAAAATTCGGAAAGAGGCTTCGCGGGCGGCCCCGGAAACTAGATAGCGTTTGAGACCATGGAAGTACCTAGCTCTTAGACTGGCTATTATAATTCATGTGCGTAACTATAATTATTATATACATTTACATCGTCCGTTTTTATGTCCGTCATCCGCCTTGCAAGAGACGTAATCCGCCTTGCCTGTAATGTCAATATCTCCGCAACTATATAAGATGCATTCTCAGAGTTGTCCGCCATGACAAATGGAATGCCATAAATCATAAAAGAAGCAATGGACGCCATGACTGATTTAGGATTAATCAAGGATCTATATTTATGTTGTTGAATGTCTGCCATTGAAAATTCACATACTACAAATTTGAAAGGATAGCCACGCATACATAACAATTCCTTCACAAACCTCTCCCTGTTTGCACCCATGCAACATTGTATAAAGTCACTCAATGACTTTCTTTCAATAGTTAAATAGTTTCTTAAGTCAGGATACCGCAACGTATAATCCCCGTGTGCTATTGTATCTCGGACACATTTCAAGCCGTATTTTTCAAGATTTAATGGCGTTTTCTCCCTTGTATCTATGATAGCTACAATCTCATTCTTTTTCTTGATTCTCATCCCATCCATCCTTTAAAATAATATTTCAAACCCGCTTATTTTTGCAATTGCCTCTTCGTAACTCAAAGTTTCAATTTGTGAATCCTTTTTCTCAATCTTTAATAAAACTATAGGTTTTTGCATATCTATTAAAAGATGTTCTTTATAGCGCAATATCCTTTCTTCTACTTGATACTTCTCTTTCAATACAAATCGTAACAGCTTAGCTTCCATTGTGTCTCTATCTAAAAGCGACCTGCATGCTATAACTACAATACAACGTTTGAAATGTAGAAGCATTTTCAAAATATGAGCAACATCTGCCCCAGTTTGATTGTTATGTAAGAAAGGCGGGTTAGCTATAATGACATCAAACTTATTTTCTAAAGGATATTCCATAAAATCATCAAAAACTACTTGAAAACCGCTTCCTTTTAGGAAATTGGAAAAGGCTAAATCTTTTTCAATACAAACCGCCCGCTTTGGTAGAAATTTTGCAATAGCTCCCATCCCTGCAGATGGCTCTAAAACACTTTCATTTTCTTGTATATTTGCCATTTCAATCATAATTTTTGCTAGGAGTGGACTTGTTTCGTAAAATTGCGTTTTTTTCTTTTTTATTTTGCATATGTTTTCTGGCGGGCAGTATAAAATCTCATCGCTCTGTAAAATACCATCAAGTTTCTTATCCTTAGCTTTGATATAAAATAATTTATCTAGCTCCCTTTCAATCTTCTTTTGTTCTTTTGAAATTGTTTCTTTATTCTTAGATAACTCTTCGTATCTTGCTTGATATTTATTTAAAATAGAAAAATCTATAATAACTTCTGACAATTCATATACAGAAAACTGCCGAGCAAAACAACAAATATAATCAGGGAAACCACTGTTATAATATTTAAAAATAAATCGTAGATACTCTAAAAGCCTTTCATTATATTCTTTGTTATATGCCTTTAAACGGATAAAACAAACATTTTTACTAATTGCAAATTCTCCCTGTGTATTGATTAAACATTTCCCAATAGTTCCCATGTTACTAAATATAATATCATTGATTTGAGAAATACATTGACTTGACCTTTGACAATAATATTTAACAATTACTTTGTCATCCTTAAGATCACCAGCCCCAGCAATAAAAGGCAAACCCTGCCCCTCCGTGTTTACATCTCCCGTAACAACTGTATAATTCTTTCCACGCTCAATCCACGCTATATCTTTTAGTTTAACTGTCATTATTAAACGCTCCTTTCTACTCCCCCCCCGAGAGGGCATTTATCCCCCGCCCGAGAAGGCAATTTTGCATCCCCGAGAGGTAAAAACGCCTCCCAGAGGGTGTTTTATTTTAATCTTTTGTAAAATTTGAAAATATTAGATTTAACATCCTTTTTCTTGATTCTCATCCCATCCATCCTTTAAAATAATATTTCAAACCCGCTTATTTTTGCAATTGCCTCTTCGTAACTCAAAGTTTCAATTTGTGAATCCTTTTTCTCAATCTTTAATAAAACTATAGGTTTTTGCATATCTATTAAAAGATGTTCTTTATAGCGCAATATCCTTTCTTCTACTTGATACTTCTCTTTCAATACAAATCGTAACAGCTTAGCTTCCATTGTGTCTCTATCTAAAAGCGACCTGCATGCTATAACTACAATACAACGTTTGAAATGTAGAAGCATTTTCAAAATATGAGCAACATCTGCCCCAGTTTGATTGTTATGTAAGAAAGGCGGGTTAGCTATAATGACATCAAACTTATTTTCTAAAGGATATTCCATAAAATCATCAAAAACTACTTGAAAACCGCTTCCTTTTAGGAAATTGGAAAAGGCTAAATCTTTTTCAATACAAACCGCCCGCTTTGGTAGAAATTTTGCAATAGCTCCCATCCCTGCAGATGGCTCTAAAACACTTTCATTTTCTTGTATATTTGCCATTTCAATCATAATTTTTGCTAGGAGTGGACTTGTTTCGTAAAATTGCGTTTTTTTCTTTTTTATTTTGCATATGTTTTCTGGCGGGCAGTATAAAATCTCATCGCTCTGTAAAATACCATCAAGTTTCTTATCCTTAGCTTTGATATAAAATAATTTATCTAGCTCCCTTTCAATCTTCTTTTGTTCTTTTGAAATTGTTTCTTTATTCTTAGATAACTCTTCGTATCTTGCTTGATATTTATTTAAAATAGAAAAATCTATAATAACTTCTGACAATTCATATACAGAAAACTGCCGAGCAAAACAACAAATATAATCAGGGAAACCACTGTTATAATATTTAAAAATAAATCGTAGATACTCTAAAAGCCTTTCATTATATTCTTTGTTATATGCCTTTAAACGGATAAAACAAACATTTTTACTAATTGCAAATTCTCCCTGTGTATTGATTAAACATTTCCCAATAGTTCCCATGTTACTAAATATAATATCATTGATTTGAGAAATACATTGACTTGACCTTTGACAATAATATTTAACAATTACTTTGTCATCCTTAAGATCACCAGCCCCAGCAATAAAAGGCAAACCCTGCCCCTCCGTGTTTACATCTCCCGTAACAACTGTATAATTCTTTCCACGCTCAATCCACGCTATATCTTTTAGTTTAACTGTCATTATTAAACGCTCCTTTCTACTCCCCCCCCGAGAGGGCATTTATCCCCCGCCCGAGAAGGCAATTTTGCATCCCCGAGAGGTAAAAACGCCTCCCAGAGGGTGTTTTATTTTAATCTTTTGTAAAATTTGAAAATATTAGATTTAACATCAATTTAACATCAATTAGTTACCAAAAAATCTTTGTCAGCCCATATAATAGGTCAACAATAAAAAATTGGTAACTAATTGATGCTAAAATTGATGTTAAATTAAAATTAAGTAATTTATTAAAAATCTTAAAATAACATTAAAATTGATATACTATTGTAAATTTTGTTATCAAAATATAAGATTTAATGGCTGAGTCTTTTGTTTTTATATAATTGGTGACTAAATTACATGCAAAATATTTCTAGAAGTATCTCTTGTAAACTTTCATGCCTTGAAGCATTCATTTTGTTATAAACTTCTCTATAAGAAAACCCCTCTTTTTTTAATGCAAGAGCTTTTGCCTTCCAATTTTCCCCTTTTTGTTGTTTTTCCTCCTCCCCTTGTGAAAACATTTCTTTAAGTATCCTTTGTAAACTTTCATGCCTTGAAGCATTCATCTTTCTATATACTTCTTGATAAGAAAACCCCTCTTTTTTTAATGCAAGAGCTTTTGCCTTCCAATTTTCCTCCCCTTGTGAAAACATTTCTTTAAGTATCCTTTGTAAACTTTCATGTCTTGACGCATGCATTATTTTATATGCATCTATATAAGAAACCCCTTCTTCTTTCAACTGAGATGCTTTATTCCGCCATATTTCTTCTTGTTGTTGTTGTTTTTCAAATAATGCTTTTTCTCTTTCTTGTTGTCTAATTTCATTATCGATTTCTTTTTGGTTGATAATTTCTTTTCTTTCATATGCATTAAAAATAGCCTCG